TCATGCCTGGCCTCCTTTCTGTTTCGGTCCAGCCACATTCCAATAGTCATAGGCGCCCTTCTCCCAGATCGTGTATTCACCAGTGGAACCCTGATAACGTCCCTTACTGAAGGCGACGTAGCCTTCCACCCATATCTTCAGATCGGCATCATACATCACGCTCGTGGCCGCATCACCTTTAGGATTCTTGCCGCGGGCATGGCTGATGAAAATAAACAGCTTGTCCGGAAACTCCTCCTTCAGCTGGATATAGTCACGGTACGTCATCTGTGTGTATTGGAAGCTGTCAATGATCACGATGTTAAAGCTTTTATGGCGGCGAAGCCTGAGCTTCAAAGTGGGGATGTCCTCCTTGATGAACGCCAGGTGGCGGCTCACCTCGGCCATACCAAAGCGTCGCAGGTTATTCTGGACTGTCAGAGAAGTACCTTCTTCCAGGGAGTTGAACGCCACACGGTCATACTTGCAGAGTTCCTTGCAGAGCTGCATCACGAAAGAGGTCTTGCCGTTACCGCTGTTGCCCCACACGAACCAGCAGCCCCGGACTTCCGGAGTGTCGAAGGCATCCTTCCATTTCCCCTCGAAAGGAAACACATCATACTTCTTGCTCAGAATGTCCCTGACATTCAAGGCACGCCTCATGCCGGCCTTTTTATTATTCTTTTTCTCTTCTTCCATGGTCAAAACAGTTTTAATTGCCGGATATTGTCAATTCGGTCAAGCACGGCCTGCCGTGCGGCACCCCGCATCTTCTCATGGCAGAGCATCCAGCCGAGTGCCCACAATAGGGCATTCTCACGGGTGGAGAACTGTCCCCATTTGCGCCCCGGGGCGAAGCCGCCGCCGGAACCGCCGACCTCCATGCGCACGCCGGAGGTCCACCAGCCGTCCTGCTGTCCCACAAGGGCGTCCAGGTAGTCGTGTCCATTACGGTAAACACTCACCGTCTCATATTCAGTCAGGACAGGATAATCGCTCCAGGGAGCGGGAAGCTGGTCGCGGCCGTCGATTTTCAGGTATTCAAATTTATTTTCCATATCCTTAAAATTACGTTTGAACGGAATTTGAACGGGGGTCATTCCCCCGTCATGCGTTTTACCTTATGAATGGATTTCTTGACGCGGCGCAGGTCAAAGTCACAGGCGGAAGCCTCTTTCATGACATAATCGATGCCTTTCCTGTCAGTCACCCCGTTGGCCGAACAGATGGCGTATACATCCCGCTCGTCAGTGGGCTCCAGTGCATAGAACTTACGTCCGATACGGCTGTAAAATTCCTTGTAACCCGGTTTCTGGTATTTAAGCCCGTTGCTGATGCGCTTGGCTATATAGTCGGTACTCAGGAAGACCACGCCGCATTTTTCCTCCAGCTTGTTGTACAGGCTGATAAAGTAGTGGAATACCGGTTCGGTAAGCTTGTCGGCTTCGTCAAATACAAGGAGCGGAGCGTCCATCTGGATAATGTCGTCAAGGATAAGGCTCCAGACCTCACGGATATTGCAGCCCTCCGTGCGTATGCCGACCGTGCGGGCTATCTCACGGACGAAATCACCTTTTTTCATGTCCTCGGAACAAAGGATATAGAAAACTTCCCTGTGTTCCTGAAGATAACTGCGGGCGGCGGTACTCTTGCCGCAACCGGCTTCCCCCGTCACCCAGGTGACATTGCGCCAGCGCTGCGCATCGGCAAGCACTCCGGTGATCTCCTGATAGGCACCGGTCTCTACAATCTGCCAGCCGGTAGGATTGACGCTCCCGACCTGTGAGGCTATATTGCGGAACATCTCATCGCTGATATTCTCATAACGTCCGTTCAGAATGTTGCTCACCGTTCCGACACTTGTGTTCTTAAGGCTGCCGGCCGCTTTGGTCTGGCTCGGATATTTTGCCACATAAGCCCTCAGACTCTCGCTGATGGCATCCTTGTCTTCTCTTTTCAATTCACTCATATTTTTCTTATTTAAAATTTCCTGCTATAATTTTCCTACCACTTTGCGCACACTCACTTCTTTCTTCCCGAGCTGGTCCCAGGTAATGTTACTGATTACCTTTGTGGAACGTCCCAGGACAACCTCTTCCGGAGGCCGGCTGTATTTCTTTGTGCGGCGGTCTATCTGGCGCTGCACCTCGGCCGTGACACCTTTCAGGTTGGGGCTGCGCAGCCCGTGCTGTTCAGGCGCAACCCCATGCTCGTATTCGATGGACTTGGCTGCGACCTGACGTTCGATGCGGTCATGGACGTTGGCCTCCTGTTCCCGGCGTATGAACGCCGCCTCACCCTCGGTCTGGTCCTGGATTGCGCGATGAACCACCATGTACGGTTCGGCAACGCGTTCGAAGCGGAGAGCACCGCCCTTGTCTTTCCAGTACAGCCGGACGCTGCTGAAATCATAAGGGTCATACTTGACATAGAACTGTCTGTAGGTATTACGGCGACGCCACTCATGGTCAGGAACACCGGGGGAGGAATAGACCTCATAGGTGCGCGGCCTGCCGCCGACAGTGAACTCTATGCCGGCAGAGGTGAAAGTGCTCGGCCGGGAGGTCATAACCCAGAAGATGTCCACCATGTCACGGGCGGTCACCGCTTCCGTGTCCTCGTTTACACTTGTATCGTACATCTCTATCCGGGGGATGCCGGTAACAGGATGCTTCATTTCGTTCCACTCCCGGCGTGCCTCGACATATTTTGCCTTCAGCTCGTCGAGAGTATAGAGCCGGTCCCTGTTGGCCTCGATGAACTCAAGGTTCGGACGGCTGGAATCTTTTCTGGCAGTGATATTCTGTCCGGTAAAGCCCCAGTATTTGTGCAGGACCTGGCTCTGAAAACGCCCGAAAGCGGATTCTATCGTCTTGGACTGCCCGCTGTAAGGGGCGGTGGGACGGTGGATATGGCTGATCTTGTCAAGCAGACCGTCGGAGACACGTTCAAGCTTCTTATGACCGCCCTGGTTGTCATGGACCAGCTCGTAAGGCTTGTGCCCGCTTGTCTGGAGCGCCATGCGGTAAGCATGGTACTGCGCCTCATAATCCTCGTTCTCGCTGATATGGAAGCCGAGCAGGACTTCACTGTAGGCATCCATGACCTCGTACACCCCGATGGTGCGGACCTTGCCGCCCTCATCCCGGTAATAAAGGTTCAGTTTGGTACCGTCACCGTACCACAGGCTGTCACGGCGGCTGGGGAGTTCGGTCTTATGCTTGCGGCCGTAACGCTGGTGGGCCTTCATTTCACCGTAAACCGCATCATACCATAAAGGCTCTATGCGGGGACTGCTGAACCATGAACGGAGACTGCGCGGGCTTTTCAGGGCCTTCCACCCGCGTGCGGGGGCTACCCGGTTGTATTCCTCGAAGATCTGCATGTCAGTATAGACCGGAACACGGCTGCGTTTCAAGGCGACAAGGAAACGCCCGGATTCCTCATCTATTTTCAGGGTGTTGCTGTTTCCGTATTTGCCGCTCACAAGTACACTGTAGTTGTCGGGGCGGAACTTGTTTATCAGGGCCTTCAACCGGCCCACACTTCCCGGAAGGCTATGCCCGTACACCGGACGCCACTCCTCACTTGTGACAAGCAGAAGCTCCCAAAGGTTGCGGCGGAAACCGGTCAGCTTGTTATTGGATGAACTCAAGCGTTTGAACTCTTCCATCAGTGCGTTCAGTACCGAAGCGTTCCAGGTGTATTCCTTCTTCACATCCTCGGGAAGGGCGACCAGCTCACCGTTCTTGTCATAACGGTACTCCTCGAAAAAGTTCTCGGCTTTCTCGTCTCTCTTCACTATGTTACGGATAATTTCTTCTCGCATCTGTTTCTCGGGCTCGCCATGGCGCGCAACCCAACGTTTCTTGTACTTCTCGGGAAGGGAGGAATAGGCATACAAAGCCGGATTATTTTCACCGCCGCCACGAGAAACGACATCCAGTTTTTCCCGGGACAGCTGGCTGTTCAATGTTCCTTTGGGCATTATATCCAGCAACTCTTTGTAAGTTACACACAATATATTATCAAAGTATTCCATCTCCCAAATTAATTATCAATCCTCCAAATTATTCAAAGGGACATGCTTCTTCAGCAACCGTACGGAATTCCCGAAATTCAACACCAGGAAAAGCTCCGGTAGCGGGTGGATAAAAAAGACAGTGAGCAAAGCCGCAAGACTTAGACAGAAGTAAAGCACGCAAAGGCGTTGCTTCCGGCTCAGACCGGCGAACTTGCGCAGCTCGTCACCGAATATATCAAGCAGGTCGTTTTTCATCACAATCAGACTTTTGAGTGTCCACACCGATTTCAGTACCACCACGCTCAAGGGCGAGTTTACGGATGGAACGCGCAAGTCGGCTGTTCTTGCGAAAGGCAAGTGCATGGCTAACCATTACATTCGTACATCCTATCAGTTCGGCGATCTTGTTCACCTCACCGTATTCTACCACAATTCTTCTTTTCATACTATCTAATTATTTAAATTATCGTAGAGGGCAGTCGCGGACTCGAACCGCGGACCATGACCTCTCCCTTGTGGGAGTTTGGTGTGTTCTACCAACTGAACTAACCGCCCGAGAATATTATAAAAGTTCCTTTATCGCATTCTCCGGAACACATATCACAGTCCAAACCTGGCCGTCTTTCATATAATCGACATCATATTCACGACCGAAAGTACAAATGTTATAGTCCCAGTCTCGGATTACACCATCAATGACCTCACCGTTCCTTTTGGTGATTCTCACACTTTGTCCCTTTTTAAATTTTGCTTCCATTTTGCTTCTTCTTAAATTCTCATTGTTACTTCAAGCCTTTTTTGTAGCTTTGGAGCGTGTTTAAACTTTAATCACGTGGCAAATATAAATCATGTTTCGCAAATTGCAAAATGATACGCGAAATAATTTCGCAAAATATAAAAAGTAATGAATAAAAAAGAAAGATTAGAAGCTATTATAAAGCATTATAGCGATGGAAAGCCTTCTGTTTTTGCAAAGTTAATAGGGGTTGCTCCCTCAACTATAAGCTCGTGGCTGTCGCGGGATACACTTGATTACGATCTTTTGTTTGCAAAATGCGAAAATATATCATCGGAATGGCTTTTGACTGGTAGAGGAGAGATGATTAACATACAAACTTCTACTTTTAATAATCAAACTACCTTGCCTCAAAAAGAAGGTACAGGAATAGAAGACAAACTATTAGCAATTATAGCTGATAAAGATGCCACTATCCGAGAGATGGCAGAAGAAATAGGGATGCTCAAACAAACAATTACACAACTTAAACAGGACAAGTCGGGGCGTGTTTCGGATGCAAGCGATTCTACAGTTGCCAATGCCGTCTAA